TTTTAGGTCAGGTGTCTCCATTCACGAAGCTTCGCGATGACTCCTGTAACAAGTGGGTGATCTGGTAACCACCCACCATTGTTGTTGAACACTCTTTCAATAAACCACTGAGAGAACTTCCCTTGGGTTGGTTCCATAAGGATTGCCATCGAATCAATTGTGCTTTCTTTTCCAAAATCTGACATTTTTTCCCAATCATCGTGTTTGAATCCAGTAAGGAGCTCTTTAACCTTTGGGAAGTTAGACATTGGAATTATGGTGAGAAGCATTTTTCTTTTCCTTCAAATTTCTGTGTTTTATAAATCCGTTTTATATGTATAAATGGATGGGGATATATCTGGTACACAGTTAGCTCCACCATCTTCATCACCCGTTGGACAATATGGCCGAACAGATTGGCGAACAGATTCTCCAATGCCAATGTCAGCATTTTCACATTCTCCTCTAGCAGCTCCTCCTCCTATTAGTGCTAAGCCAATAAGATCTGAAGAACAACTGACTCCCAGATTTGTGATGGAGATAAAACAAATAGATGAAATTCTCATGCCACTTTTGCTTAGAATTCAGGCTTTAAACGCAATGGCTGGCGGTCCTCCTGATAGAAAATACTTACATTGGCATGTTGAAACAATAAAAAAATGGCTGACCGATAATGTTATTACGGTGGCTGCAGGAGGAAAGCGAAAGACGCATCGTAGAAAAATTGTCCGTAGGCGTCGTTAGATAGTTCCAAAGATGAATGTTTTTTCACGCTTGGTTAGATGCAATCCGGGGATCCGGTAGCTCTTTGCGTATGGGTTTTCTGGTTCATGCTTGATCACAGCTACCTTTTTCTTCATGCGCTTCTTAGCGTCTGAACGAGTATGGTTTTTGTGACATGAAATACAGAGTACCTCAAGATTCCAGCGGATTGTACGTCCACCTTTGTGCCATGGGATTATATGATTCGTTTCACACTCTCGGGGGTCCAGCTGATGCTCTTTTGAGCACTCAGGGTTTGCGCAGCGTCCATTCTGTTCACGAAGGATCATCCTGCGATACCATGCTGGTACACTACGAGTGTTTTCATTTACCATCTATAGAAGTTGCGTCTGCAAGCTCTATAGGTTGTTTTGGTTTCTGTTATATTTTTGAACAAATCCATTTTTAAAGGCCATATCTGTCAGTAGGCAACTTACAGTCTAGACCGTTCCCAGCAGGAACAGAACCTTTGGCACAAGTTGTCTTGTGGCTGTCGGGCATGTAACTAAATCCTTCGCGCATTACAGTCGTACAAAGCACATGGTGAAGAACTGCGAAGATTGCAGCTAAAACAACGGGAGAGATATCATTCTTGCTTCCTAAATATGACACGGCCCAGAATAGTGCTCCATTAAACAATAGCCACTTCCACATTTGTTATCAGATCTAGATTATTTACGTGCGTGCTTGAGAAGCTTGTGCGTTAGTACGTGGAGAGCTACGAAGAGGGCAGTCTTTACTACCGGGGACGGCAGCGGGCCCAGAGCAGGCACGCTGAGCACATATACTACGAGGTAGAACGACGCCGCGGTTAAAAGCAAATACATCCACATTTTATAATTTACAGAAGAGATTTCTTTACGAGCTTCCCAAGAACAACATGAACAGCCGCGAACACTGCCGCATGGGTCGCCGCCTTGGTCATTGTGCTACCACCAGCAGGCAGTGAAAGAAGCACTCCAGGCGTTAGAGCATAAAAGAGAGCAAAGTTAAATAGTAGCCATACAAGCATGCTCTTCATTTTTATAATTCTAGTATGCGATTATTTATCAGTTGGTAAGGACTTCCCACTAAATCCGGTATTTGCAGAATATGTAGGAGATCCAACAGGAACGCAAGTTTTTTGCTTGGGATTTGCAGGGTCGGCTACCATTGCATAACCATTTGGGCAGGCTTCACCAAAAGTTGTCATACCCTCATGCAGCCAGTATGTACGATACACCCACATGACAACATGTGACACCGCCGCAAATGCAAGGGCTTCAATCATGAGTGCACGAGATACACGCCTATCTTTGGTGGCATACACTCTGAACCCAACATAGACAAGAGCAACAAGTACGGCAGGTACAAGGTTCAGCATTTATTACTTCATAAAGGTTTTCTTTATCCAGTTGCGATCTGCCTTAAAAGTTTTAGACTTTCCCTTCGATGTTCTTTTAGTAAATGTAGCAATGGCGTTTAGCTTTCTGAACGTAGACAGTGGTCCTTCAGATTTAACAACCTTCTTTAAGGCACGATGTCTTGCTGTTTTACCCTTCTTTGCAGAGTAACCTTTGGAGGTTAGATCGCCATGGCGTAGTTCACCAATTCCATGAGTCTTCCAATAACGACGCGTATGTCTGCGACCCCCACAAGTTTCAGGCATTTATTATTACCCTTGAGTTTGTTTCCCAGGGCATGATGAACAACCGCCAGCTTTTGGCATCTGCTTCTTCATTGTAAAGTACACTATGCCTCCTACAACCGCAAAAATTACCAGAAAATACCACCACTCCATTTATTGACTATTCAAGAGTTTTCATATTTGAAACCTAACATACTAATGGGCATTCCTTTTTATTTCGCAAGTTTGATCAGGAATCATGCGGGAATTACACGTGTAGTTCATGAAAAATTTCAAGTAGATATATTTGCGATTGATTTTAATTGTTTGATTCATCGTTACCTAAAAGTAGAAGATCCGATCAAGAGTGTACTTGATGCCTTAGATCATATTTTGAAGAATACATGTGAAGCAAAGAAAGTTATCCTTGCTTTGGATGGGTTGGTTCCTTATGCAAAAATTGTACAGCAAAGGTATCGTCGTTTCCGGATTAAAGAACCAGAAGTTTTTGATCGAAACCAGATTTCTCCTGATACTCCTTATATGCGTGAGCTGGAACAAGGAATTCGTACCCGATTTCCCGATATTCGAATGTCACCAACCCAAGAACCAGGTGAAGGAGAGCACAAGATCTTTCAGGAAATTAAAAAGCTACCACAATGCGATTCAATTTGTATTTATGGACTGGATGCAGATCTGATCTTACTTTCACTATTTAAGAAACATCTAGCGAGGGATATGACTTTGCTGAGAGAGTCTGGAGATTTCAATGATCCGGCACTAAAGCAAGCTGAGTTTTCATTGTTGGATATTCAGAAGTTAAGCTCTGGTCTTCCGATGGAAATAGGTCAATATCTGATACTCACTGTACTCTGCTTTGGGAATGATTTTATGCCTAATTTGGGTATCTTCTCTTTGCGTGAGGATGGTTATAATCGTGCTTTGGAGTATTATAACAAATCTGGAAAACCTGAACTGGATACAGAACTAGGTCGAGCAGAATTTCTGGATTATGCAGCAGACCAAGAGATTGGTGTATTAAAAGATCGGGTTCGGTTACGTAAGCAGCCATTTGAGCGGGCAATTGTAGGACGATCAGCTGATTGTATACCGCATAAATACGGACTTCATATTTTGGATGGTGTTTCTGATATGGAACCAGTTGTTGATGCTTATTGGAAGACTTTTCATTGGACAATCCACTATTTTATAACTAGTGAAGTACTAGACTGGAGTTGGGTATATCCTTATGCTGATGCTCCTCTGATTCAAAATATTGTAGAGGTATATGAAACTGGAATTAATGCTAAAGATCTTGGTTATAATATCACAAATCAACTTCAATTTATTTTGCCAAACAAGTCTCTACGCTCATCTAAACGCAGAGTGCTGTTTACTGATGAATTTTATGAAGAAACTAGAGAGCCATGGATGAAGCGATTTGATTGGGAGATGAAACCTCGCATTAGTCTTCCTTGGAATCCTACTTGCGCATTAACCTCAGTCTCCCCCCTCTGAACCCAACATCAACATTTGCCATAACTCCTGATGGAGCTCTGCGAATTTTAAAGTTTTCAATAGGAGTTAATACATCTTCTTCTAATAAATCTGGAATTGGGATATCTCGTAGAGACCAATACTCATTATTTATCTTCATCATTTCAGTGGCTTGCTTTTTTAGGAAAAACCCGTCGCCTGACATATCTCTCCCCCAATTACGAAGCAAATAGGAAATGTAAGAGTGCCTGAACTGGGCAAATGACGTTTGTGATGTTGCGTTCTTCAAAGCTTGTAAACATTCGGAAACTGTGCCTTGTATAGGTTTGTCAAGACGTTTATTCACAGTATTGTGAGCCCTAAAAACAAACAATGCGAATGTCTGACGTGATTCTAAATAGTTAGGCGTAGATACAGCATAAATGGAACGCATTGTTTTAAAATGATTTTGGCAGTGAATACATGAAATAGTGTTTGTAAACAAATCTAAAAATTTGCCTGCGAGTGCTCTTTCTGCTGGCGTAGGAGTTTCTGGATATATCAAACTAACAGAATGTAAAGTCATCCAACCCATTGGGCCCCAAAGCTTAGTCATTATGACATTACACGGAAACAAATCCAGCTCCTGCAGCGTTCTCTAGAATTGCCCGTTGTACATTCTCAGGTGTCTTAGAATTTGTGACTAACCCCTTACCACGAACAATTTCATTCACCTTGAAGTTGCTCATTTTTGAGATACGATTTCTCAATGTTTTACGATGCTTCTTCATTCCCTTTTCAGTAAGTAATTTTAATGTATGCTTCTTCATGCCCTTCTTTAGGGGGGGAGACTTAGCAGGATCAGCTACACCCTTAAGAGTAAACTTGGAAGGTTTGCGGATAATTCCTCTCGGAAATGTTTTAGTTGTTTTACGCTTAGCTCCCCCAGAACAAGACTGCTTTTTGGGTTCTTCTGCGTCCATCTTCTGGATTACGATTTTTTTGGTATCCATTCCCTTTGTTAAAAACGAATAGAGAACAATTTACGTGTAACTCCTCTTAAAAAGATACTATGGACTGGGAAGCAATTCGTTCATTCTTTGTTGATCAAGGCCCCCAGAAGCTAGTTGAGCACCAGATCGAATCATTTGAAGATTTCATTCGCAATAAGCTACCGCTCATTGTATCATCTGCTGCACCAATTGTGGTATGGCATGAGCAAGATGACGCAACAAAGAAGTACAAGTATGAGTTCCGTCTATCATTTGAGAATATTACGTATATCAAGCCTCGTATTCATGAGGCAACTGGTCGTGTGAAACCTATGTTTCCTCAAGAAGCTCGTTTGCGTAACTTTACGTATGCGGCTCAGATGTTTGCTGATGTTCGGTTTATGACACGTGCCTATTCAGGTGAGAAGCTTGATAAGTTTGTAGAGCAATCTCGAGTATTTGAAGGTATTTCGCTTGGTAAGATCCCAGTCATGCTTGGGTCATCATTGTGTATCATGAAAGATTATCCGATGTCCTATGAGGAACTTGGTGAGTGTTCGAATGATCCATTTGGTTACTTTATCATTCATGGATCTGAACGTACAATTTTGTGCCAAGAGAAAGTAGCAGATAATCGAATCATGGTATTTGCTACAAAGAAGACTGCAGCAAAATATACTCATTGTGTAGAGCTCAAATCTCTCCACGAATCATTTACTATGCCCCCCAAGAAGCTTGAAATTCGATACAATACCAAGTTTAACGGATTTGGTCAGCCACTGACGGCATGCTTTCCTCGGTTTCGCGAAGATATCCCAGTAATGGTTATATTTCGTGCATTGGGTCTTGAAGCAGATGAAGATATTGTAAAGCTGATTTGGGGTGATAATATTAGAGAATATGATACTATGACTGCATCGCTCCGAGAGTGTTCAGATATTAAGGTGTATAACCGTGAAGATGCTATCGAGTATCTATCTCATCACCTCCAGTACTCTACAAATGCAGAGGATAAAAAGGAATATGTTCGTACTCTGCTTGAGACCGAACTATTGCCTCATGTCCGGTTTGGTGGTGATACTTCATCACACAAAGTACTAGAATCTCGTAAGTGTATTCTGATCTCTTTGATGATTAAAAGGTTGATTCTAACTGTACAAGGCAAGACTCCTCTAGATGATCGTGACGCATATCCCAATAAGCGTGTAGTAACAACTGGAGCTTTACTGACCCACTTATTTCGTCAGTTATTTCAGAAGGTCTGTAAGGATGTTCGTGGCAAGTTTGTTCACGAAGTAAATAATGATACTTGGAAGAAGGGTGAACCACGACCTCTGGAAGTATTGAACATCAATAATCTGTACAAGATTCTGAAAGTTTCAACTATTGAAGGAAAATTGAAGCAGGCACTTGCTACGGGTAACTTTACGGTACAAGGTGTGGGTCCGGCCAATGCAGGATCAACTGCCACAAAGGTTGGCGTATCACAGGTTCTAAATCGTCTGTCATACCTTGCTACAGTTTCGCATTTGCGTCGCATTCAGACTCCTGTAGAGAAGTCTGGCAAGCTTCTGGCACCACGCAAACTTCACGGGACATCATTTGGATATGTATGTCCTGTAGAGACACCAGAAGGTCATTCGGTAGGCATTGTTAAAGCAATGTGTATGATGACATCAATTAGTCAACATACTCCCTCTATGCTTGTAATACGGTTGCTTGATAAAGCAGAGGTAGAATGGATTGTTGATATCTCTAATAATAATGGTATTCCTATTTCAGTGAATGGAGTTATTGTTGCATATACAAGAAAACCAGCATTGGTATTCAATATCCTAAAAGAAGCCAAACGTAAATTTGTGCTTCACCCCCATTCTGGAATTAGCTGGAATGTTACCAAGCAGGAAATCAATATTGAAACGGATGGTGGACGAATTGTTCGACCTTTATTTAAGGTTTCCGAAGGAGCTATTCTACCAAAACCACATTCATCTGAATGGAATGATTGGGTTCGTACCAATGTAGAATATATTGATTCAGCCGAATCTGATACGGTTCGGGTAGCAATGCTACCAGCAGAAATTAATGAATATCATACTCATTGTGAGATTCATCCGTCATTGATGCTAGGCCACATGGCTAGTACTATTCCTATGAGTGATCATAATCAATCTCCACGAAATACTTACCAATCAGCTATGGGTAAGCAAGCAATGGGTTTGTATGCAAAGAATTACTCAAAGCGTCTGGATAAGAATGGTTATGTACTGTGTTCACCTATGCGTCCCTTTGTTGAGACTCGCATGATGAACGTAATGAAGCTTCAGGAAATGCCATTTGGTTACAATGCGATTGTCGCGATTGGTATCTACTCTGGTTATAATCAAGAGGATTCTGTCATATTGAATCGTGGAGCTCTTGATCGTGGATTGTTTCGTTCACTGTATTACACGATCTACAAAGATGAAGAACATCGTAATGTTGCCTCAGGTAAAGAAGAAAAGTTCGCAAAGCCTCGTCGTGAAAATACTCGTGGATTCAAGAACTCATCGTATCATGCTGTTCAAGAGAATGGTATGCCTGCAGTAAACTCTATCATTCAAGAGAATGATGTTGTCATCGGTAAAGTAACTACTTTGAAACAAGATTCTCATGGTTATGCGTTTCGTGATTCTAGTACAACGCATAAGGGAGCCGAAGCGTGCCGTGTAGATGGTGTATGGCAAGATAAGAACTCTGACGGTTATCCATTCATCAAGGTACGAGCTGTATCTGAACGTGTACCCGAAATTGGTGATAAGGTTAGTTCTCGTCACGGACAGAAAGGAACGTGTGGTATCATTCTCAATGAAGAAGACATGCCTTATACGGCTTCTGGGTTGCGTCCAGATATCATCATGAACCCTCATGCAGTTCCTTCACGCATGACAATTGCCCAACTAATGGAGACAATGTTTGGTAAGGTTTGTACTGAGAAGGGAACAATGGGTGATGGAACTCCTTATTCTCATTTGAAGATCGAAGACTTACGTAAGCACATGATTGAGTTGGGCATGCATCCCTATGGCAATGAGATTATGTACAATGGTCAGACTGGTGAGATGATGGAAGCTGAGATCTTTATGGGTCCAACATTCTATCAGCGATTGAAGCATATGGTTTCTGATAAGAAGCATTCTCGTGCTCGTGGACCGATTGTATCACTGACTCGTCAACCTTGTGAGGGGCGAAGCAGAGATGGAGGTTTGCGTGTGGGTGAGATGGAGCGTGATTGTATGTTATCACATGGAACCGCTATGTTCACCAAGGAACGATTGATGGATGTTTCTGACCCATTCAATACAGGATTCTGTAAAAATTGTGGAGTCCTAGCAGTAGTGAACAAAGAAGCATCATTGTATGATTGTGGAACTTGTGGTGTACAAACAGAGTTCGAAATGAAGACAATTCCTTATGCTATGAAGCTTTGGTGCCAAGAGCTAGAGGCAATGCATATTGTTCCTAGATTGGTGTTTGAATAAGTTTAAGGATATGATTATCATATAATATAAATGTCACTAAGATATACCAAAACTTGGTTTTTATCAAGTGAAATCAAAAATAAAGTACTCGGATTCACCGATAGAACACGTAAAAATACAGTACTTGAGATTGGTTGTTATGAAGGATTATCAAGCGTATTTTTTGCTGAATATATGCTTGATAACCCAGAATCAACTTTGACATGTGTAGATCCTTTTATGAGCATTGAAACGAATGATCATGGTTATTTGCTAAAGAATGGCGAAGAAGCTAATTTTGATCATAATATTCAGATCTGTAAAAATGCCGACAAGATTACAGTACGCAAGATTACATCTGATGCATTTTTTGAAATGAACAGCAAAACATTTAACTTTATCTATATTGATGGATGCCATGAACCAGAATTTATTCAAAGAGATATGGAGAATGCGTTCCAAGTTCTGGATGAAAATGGTATTATGTGGATGGATGATTATTTGATAGGCGATGGACAAGTAAAGAAAATAATGGATAATTTTTTAGAAAGATATGCAGACAAATATGTATTAATTCATAGTGGATATCAGCTAGCCATTAAAAAATGTACACGAAAAATTGTTGATGGATTTGTGTTTTACAATGAAATCAAGATGCTTCAGTATCGGCTAGAAGTTTTGTACCCATTTGTAGATCAGTTTATTATTTGCGAATCAACTTTAACATTTTCTGGAAAACCTAAAGAGTTATACTATGAAAACAACAAGGAGCTATTTTCAAAATATCAGGATAAGATTGTTCATGTAATTGTAGACGACACGCCAGAAACCAAGGATGCTTGGGATCGCGAAAGGCATCAGCGTAGATGTATTTCTCGTGGATTTAAGAATCTGGCTGATTACGATATTATCAGTCTAGCTGATGTTGATGAGATTCCTAATCCGGCTATTCTTGAGCTTGTGCGAAAGGGAGGATTAGATCAACTATACTGCTTGAAGCAAGATATGTACTACTATAATATTACTACATTATTTGGTAGAAATTGGATAAAAGCTAAAATTCTACCATATTCATTTTATAAAACAATTGGAAAAGAGGATCTGGAGCTTTGTAGAATGTCATTTTTTAATGTTGCATTTAATTTTGGTGGGTGGCATCTAACTTATTTTGGTGATGAAAAATTTATAGCAAACAAGCTTACGGCATATTCTCATCAGGAGCATAATACTGATCATTTTATAAATGAGGAGTTTCTTCTGGGAAAGATAAAAAATGGTATTAATCTTTTTGATGATAGAAAGTTTGAGCATATTCCTATTGATCAAAACAAAAATCTTCCACCAAAGTACGAACTTCTATTAAGTGGCGGAGAGAGCCAGCTACGCGAGGCAATCATTTAATTCTTCTATCTGAATTAATGTAAGATGCTTCGTGGACTATTATTAGAGTATACAGGAACTTTACTAATTTGCGCAGCTATTTTATGGACACATGCGAATCCGATAGTTGTTGGATTAGCATATACATCTGCCTTGTTTATTGCTAATGGCGCATCGGAAGGATTTTTTAGTCCTTTAGCTGTTGTTACACAATATCTGCTTGGTAGATTAGCTTGGAAAGAATCATTAAAGCTCGTCGGAGCACAAGTAGCAGCGGCTGTATCTGTAACACTTCTTGCTAAAAAGATTTAGGTATAGCATGTATCAATAACATAAAATGAGCGTACTATTTGTTTCAACTGAGAATATTGAGCTCCGTCATATGCTTGAAAATATGGTAAATACTCGGCGTCCGACTGATTCTGGATTTGATATCCCTATGTTGCGTAAGGTTGTGAATCAGAATAATTACGAACGTCTACATACCTTTGGACTTGGTATTCAGGTAGCTGCGATGAAGGATAATGTTCCCGTACCATGCCTTTTGCTTCCTCGTTCATCTTTGGCTGGAACTCCTTATCGGATGGCTAATTCGATTGGACTGATTGATTCAGGTTATCGTGGGGAGGTCAAAGCAAAGGTAGATGTCCTTGTGAATGATGAACTAGTAGTTGATCATTGTACTCGTCTTTTCCAGATTTGTTCACACAACTTTCTGCCTTGGGATAGTGTTCAAATTGTTGACGAACTTCCTGCAGCTCCCGACAATCGTGGAGATGGTGGATTTGGGTCTACGGGTTAGATATAAGGCCGGATCAGGATTAACGATATCGTATCATGAACAATAGCTCCCCAATAAGCAGAGTATATGCTTGTTTTGAGACCAAAAACCATAAATAAAATCAGTACTATAGAACGAAGGAAAGTGTTCAGGATAGCGTTCGCGGTCGGGAACAGCCAAGCGTTCATTAGTTTCTGAAAATATTTTTTCTTGCTGTAGATCATAAACAAACATGGGTGGAGGTTTAATGCAGCTCGTGTCTTATGGTGCGCAGGATATTTACATTTCCGGTAATCCTCAGATTACGTTCTGGAAGATTCTATACAAGCGTCACACGAACTTCGCAATGGAGTCCATTGAGGTGACGTTCAACGGTCAGGCGGACTTCAACAAGCGTGTGACGGCTGTGATCAACCGTAACGCTGACCTGATGTACAAGACGTACGTACAGGTAGTGCTCCCTCAGGTTGACCTTGCTGTAGCAACTCCCTCTCTATCTGCGTTCCGCTGGGTGAACTACATTGGTCACCGTCTGATCAAGCAGGTAGAGGTGGAGATCGGTGGCCAGCGTATTGACCGTCAGTATGGTGACTGGATGCAGATTTGGACGCAGCTATCTACGGAGGCTGGCTCTACCCAGGCACTTGATGCCCTAATCGGTAACACGCATGACCTTGTGCTTCTCAAAAGGTCAGGTGGTGTAGCTCTTGATTCGACTTGTTCTGCAAACGAGACAACTCTCTCCTGCGTGGCCCGTGCTGGTACTCCCGCCAAGACGCTATATGTGCCTCTCCAGTTCTGGTTCTGCCGCAACCCTGGTGTAGCGATTCCTCTGATTGCTCTCCAGTACCACGAGGTTCGTATCAATGTGGATTTTGAGACGTGGGAGAACTGCACATATGCTGAAAAGGCATCAGTGCCTCAACGCCCTGATGCTCTCTCTCTTGCGGCTGCATCTCTCTACATCGACTACGTGTACCTCGACACGGAGGAGCGTCGCCGTTTTGCCCAGCAGAGCCACGAGTACCTCATTGAGCAGGTACAGTTTACGGGTGCTGAGTCCATCACGTCTTCTTCCAACAAGATCCAGCTGAACTTTAACCACCCCGTGAAGGAGCTCCAGTGGGTAGTACAGCGTGACTCCTTCGTGGACTGCTCTTACCAGGGTTGGATTTCATCCGTTGGTGGCCAGCAGCCGTTCAACTACTCCGATGACTTCAGCACGGAAGGCATCATCATGTCTCTCCTTACACAAGGCTCAAGCGAGAGTAGCGCG